AATGCTACGGCTGGTAAGTTTTTAATAGAGAACCTAAAGGCATTAGGTCTAAGAAAGTTAGCAACCGGTGTGGTTGTTATACTACTAACGTCATTTAATATTGTTGAAAGATTGGCTGTAAACATTAATAAGTTCCTTTACAATATTTATAACGAAAAAAAGGGAGCTGTTTAGGCTCCCTTTTAACCCGTTTCCGGGATCCGTTCTTATCGACGGCTTTAAGATTACATCAAGTTGAGAACCTTAGTACGACGATAGTATTGGTTACGGTTAGCTGTAAAGGTGGATGCATCAGCAGCACCAGAAGCAGAAGTTGTAACGTAGGGGTTGGCAATCATACCGTAACGAGTCTTGAAGCCGATTTTTGGCTGGAAGCTGTTAGGATCAACTGCACGAACCATTTGCAATGGAACGTAAGGGCAGTAGAAAATACCTGCGTCATAAGGTGAAGTACCTTTGTAACCAACAACGTAGAACTGGTTAGCAGAACCGAGGTTGGCAGAATAAGGATCAACATATACTTTGAAACGACCATTTAAAACACCAGCGAAAGTGTTACCAGTGTCGTCAACGTTCAAGTTTGTAGACAGAGCAGGAGCGTAATCCAACACACCGGCCATGGCCAATGCGGATGCTACGTCAGCAGAGCAAACAATGAAGTTACCTTTACCGCGACGAGTGTCTTGGCCAATGTGGTTAGCGTCACGCTCGATGTTGAACAACAAGCCTTTGAAACGCTCAACAGACCAACGACCGTTAGAGTCAACGTCTAGGTTGAATGTACCAGCAGTAGCAGTGGCGGGTGAACCGGCTTTAGCAACTGTATAGATAGTACGAACAACTTCGCGGTTAATTTCAAACATAATTTCTTGTGAAAGAATGTTAGACAATTCAGATTCAGCATCCAAACCATGAACAGCTTTCAAGTCTTGAGCAAGTTCAAGAGTGTATTCAGCTTTCAAAGCGCGTGACTGAGCAGTCACAGTAGTCTTGTCAATGGAAAAGCCCATTTGACCGAAAGCATTAGATGAACTGTCACCCAAGGCTTCAGCTTGTGCTGTAGACATACCTTTACCAGTTGTGTAAGCGCCATCAACAGGGTTTGAACCTGCGTGGGTACCATTCAACGGTGTACCAGAAGAATCTAGTGCAGAGGTGTAGCTTGAAGACGAGTAGTCTGTATCAGCTTCGTTGAACAATGCCTCAGTACCGTTTGCAACAGTACGAGTGTTACCGTATACGGAACGCATAGCGAAGATCAAGCCTGTTGGGCCGGTCATAGGCTGAACGCCGCAGATGTCATAAGCCATCAAGTTAGGCATTGCACGGCGTACGAGACCGATCATGATCGGGTCATACTTAGCAACACCAGCAGTGCCGTCGCCGATGTTGTTAGCAGGAGCCAACTCATTCAGCATCTGGCGCTCTTCTTGAAGAGCTTTTTCTTGGTTCTCTAGAAGAATGGCTGTAACAGTCTTCTTGTAGTTGTCTTTGATCTCAGGAAGATCAGCGTGCTCAAGAATGGCACCCCACTTCTTTTGAATATTTTCTGATAGGTACATTACCTGTTCTCCTTTTGTTGGGAAATGTTATATATTTATGATTTAACGGTTCTTGATAGATCTCGAAAGAGTATCAACGTATCTGGTCATCATGCTATTGGTATCGATGAAGGCAGTAGGGTTGGTACCACTTTCCTCAACGAGCATCTTTTCTGGTGATTGTTTAGGAGTCTTGGGGAAATAATTTTCCTTAATAACAGCTACCTTTTCACGAAACAGATCCTCAGAATCAAAGTCTACACCCTCAACCAATTTCTTCAGCTTTTCAGCCTCAGTTGCGGCAAGATCTTTTGTTTGCTCGTCAAGGATAGATGCAGCTTTAAGTGCATTTAGTTCCTTAGCTAGCTCAATGCTCTCGGTAATAGATGCATCTAACTCGGACTGAAGTGTCTCAGCCTTAGTTTGCAATTCATCTAATACGTCATATTTTTCTTCTGGCACTTCGATAAAGTGCTCTTTGAACAATGTCTTCATGCCTTGGATAAAGTCTTCAGCAATTTCAGTTCTCAAGCCAGACTCAACAGCCAACTTGTTTTCTTCCATATACTGTTCAACAACATAGTTCAAATAACCATCAACCTTCTCAACCAGAGCTTCTTTGAACTCTACCAATTGAGTGGCTGTTTGCTCTTCCAACTTAGAAGTGACCTTCTCCATCTCGTTATTAACACGAGCGATAACGGCGGCTTCGAAAATAGAAGTAGCTTTTGTTCTGAATTCTTCGGATAAATCTTCACCAAAGATAGCGTCTAGTTGAGCTTTAATATCAACAGTCTCTTCTTCAGCAAGTGTATCACCTTCTTCTTCTGACTCTTCGTTTGCTTGAGTCTTAACAGACTTAGCATCACCCTTCATAGGCAGAGGATTTACTTCCTTAGAAGCCTTGGCAGCTGCACTGTTTTTACCAGTAGCATCCATTACCTCTTCAGAGTCGGCCTTCTTAGAAGAACCTTGCATTGGCTGGGTAGTATCACCCTGGCCAGAACCTTGTCCTGCTTTAGAAGTATCTTTTGCTGTATTGACAGAAGGCTTGCCATCTGCAACCACTGTCTCTGAAGCTTCGTCAATTGACTTTTCTTCAGTCAATTGCTCAGTCCCGTTTGCACGGCTTAGCAATTGTTTAATTTTGTTCTCTACTGACATCCTTGGTCTCCTAAGAGTATGTTTAACGTTTATATTTATATAAATTAATTACTTGATAGTTCGTAAAAACTGTTCAAATATCTGTAATTTCACTTTATTTAGGTCTGCTTTAGATGCCTTCCTAATAGTGTTCTGTGCCTGTTCAATCTGTACTGCTTTCCAAACACCGTTCTCTAGAATCCATTCAGCTGATTCCATAATACCTTGTACAAAAGCATCAGGGGCAGAAGGATCAGCTACAATATCAACTGTAGCCAGGTGGAAGTCATCTTGAACTTCGTTAACACCTTCTTTATTTAATTTAACAGAACCTAGACCTCTAGATGATACACCCAGTCTAACACCTTCTTCGATAAAGTTTTTAGCAATCTTACCCATTGGTGTATCTAGGATTTTAGCTTTACCGTAGATATCATTACCTTCGAACTTTAACCCGGTAATCATATGTGATACCTGGTTAAGATTAATAGAAGGATTGGGGGGATGACCTAGTTCACCTAAAGAACGTTTTTCGTTGATAAGTTCTTGGTATTTCTGAACTTCACGTTCCATAATACCCTTACCATAGATACGACCATTGCGGTTTGGTTTCTCTGCTTGCATGAAGATACCTTCAATGTAAACAGATTTTGTACCGTCTTCTTTTTTTTCTGTCAGGAATTTTACATCCTGATTCATTTCTGTAATGAGTTTCATTATCGATCCGGTTGTTGTAATGTTTGACGATCAGGATCAACGAATCCAGATTCTTTTGAGAATTGTAGTATTACTGTACCACTTGCTGCTCCTAAGTTAACATTAACATTAGCATTAGCGTCATCAATTAAAGATACACCAATATCTTTTGTAAAGCCAATATAGTTTTGACCAGCATTCATTGCAAAAATAATATTACCATTTCTATTGACACTAGCAGCATTACCTACATCATATGCAATATCGGTAATAGGCCAAAGTACATTACCTTGGGATTGGTTATTTGCGTATTGACCAGGGTAAAGAATGCTAGATAATGTGACATTAGCTTGCCCAGTACCTGTAATCTTAACAGCTGCCTGTCGTCTTGTATTTTTTAGAACGTATACATTTGCCATTTTTTACTCTTCTTTATTTGCTTGCATGTAATCTCTGACAGTACTCATGTAATCAGCACTTAAAGTAATTTTACTTTGAACCCATTCAGCAATGTTAGTGTTATCTTCCAACATATCATGAACTGTTTGTGCGTTAGCAATAATGGATCTCAATTGAGACTTAGCCATATCGCCTTCATAGTCGTACTCGCGAGGGTCACGGGCTTCAGCTACTTTCTTAGCTGTCTTTGTTGCAATAGCCATTTTCATACCCATGGGCATACCTGGGTTATCTTTATGAATAGCTTTAGCAACTTCCTCCCGCTTTTTCATTTCAGCTGGAGTAAGATGTTTTTCGTCTAACTTATTCCTCAGATGGAACAGATTCATCTTCTACTTCCTTGGTGTAAATAGACTGTGCCAGCTCAATCTTTCTTGCATCTAAGGCATCAGTCAATTTGTTTGAAAGGGCTGACTCAAAGCCATCCTTTGCATCTGTATTGTTACCGTCGATGATATCATCAATCATCTTGTTAATAATTTCTGTAGTATCCACAATGTTCTCCTAATGATATATTATTTATTGCCCCGGAGCGGCGTTAGTTTCGCGACTTAAAGCGGCTGCTTGCTCAGAACCTGGCATACCTGGTTGAATCTCAACCGGGTCTTTTTCATTTTCTTTTTCTATCTGCTTAATCTCATCATCAGATAGTTTAAGAATGTTCTTACGAATATAATCTTTACTGTAGTAAATGCCAACATAAGGAGACATCTGATTGAGAACGTCTACACGATTGCGTAGGTTTTCTGCATCTTTCATCTCCTGGTAATACTGATCCTGGGCGTACTTATAGTCAATCTTTGACTTAATACTATCCCATTCTTCAGGGGTAATAATACCCTTTAACACCAATTGTGTTTCTAATAAGTCATCAAACAATGCATTAAATTTTCTACGCAATCTTCCAATGAACTTTGCAAACTTAATCTCATCATTAGAGATTTCTGCTTGTCTACCAAAATTAAACCCAGAGTTCTGTTGGAATCTAGATAATGGAATATTTAACGACTGATATACTTTGTTCTGGAAGTACTCGATGTCAGCAATTTGTCCAAGATTCTCTCCACCTGGTAGAGTAGTAATCTCTGTACCTCGACCACCTTCGCGTCTTGGTAACCAGAAGTCTTCCAGCATAGTCATAAATTTACGATCATCCTTGATCTCACCGGTAGTCGAATCATAAATGACTTTATTACGGTACCGAGCCATGATGTCTTTCATGTACTGCTCGGCTTTCAACTTAGGTAAGTTACCTACGTCGATATAAAAAATTCTTCTCTCTGGTGCTCTACTTAAGCGATAGATAACCAATGAGTCAGCCATCATTTTTAATTGATTAGTTGGCTTAATAGCTTTATTTAAATAACCTAATACAACGTTTCTATCTAAGTCTAAAAGACCAGAAGGAGCAAATGTGATTGTATCTGTTGCAATTTTAATACCGTTATTGTTATTAGGATTGGTACCGGCGGTATAGTTTAAGCCTTTTTCATTATAGATAAAAAATTC